GGAACGACGCTGAACGACCAGTCCACCAACTGATAACCCTGAAACAGATGGTTAGCCAGCACGGTGAGATCGCTACCCTGATACCCATCTACGTCAAACGAGTAAGCCAGATCGCGCACTACGCTGCCCTTCTCCTGAATGAAGAGCGCAATATTGCTCACCGTGATGGGAGGCGTTGAGCTGGAACCGTCTGAACCCTGCGAGCTGAACGAGAAAGAACTGGGCGTGAGCACTTTATTCTGGTCACCCGTAATCTGGAACTGGCCACCTGATGTCAGCGCAACCAGCGATCCAACATCAATAAGATGCCTGATTTCGTTAACCTGCCGCCCAGCGTAGGTATAAGTGATACGGTCATCGTCAGCGATGGGCGAGCTTTTACCGAAGTCCTTGTAGTCACCTGAACGGCTGGCCCAGATTGTTTGCGGGTACGCAGCAGATGCTGCGAAAAACAGGCGCTGCTGATAATAAACCACTGTACCCGGGTAGCCGTTTACACTGTTCCATGCGTATCGCGCCCACTTGTAGGATGCTTTTCCGCTGCCGACAACATTTGAAGGGATTCGGGATATAACTGAAGCAGTGGCTGACAGGGCATTAGCTGCAACGCTGACAATGCGGCACAGGCCATTTCCTGAGTGCAGATACTCCCACTGGACACCAGTGTCATCAGTACCGGAACCGCCCCAGCCATCCCAAGCCATTCCTTCGGTATGTGAAGGCCGCAACGTCCCGGTCTTTCCAGCAGTGTTGGCACGATAGTAGTTACTGTCCGCTCGCCGGATAAGTCCGACCGTTACTGTTTTGCTGGTTTCCCATACAGAGACAGAATCAGTGGATGGCTGCTCGAGATAGAAGAGTTTGCCGACCTGCTCTGCGGTGAATATTGGTGAGCTGGCCGTCAGCGTTACAGTGCCGGTTTCGCCGCTTGAATAGACGGTTTTAGACTGATCAACATTAATGTCTTCGAATGGCCCATTTTTGGTCACCACCTCAACCAGCGCCCAGTTGTTATGCGCATAACGCTGTAATTCACGCGGAGCGTAACTTTTGTGACAGATGGTCATCACATCAGCTGACTGTGTGAACTTCAGATCAAACAAATCGGCTTCAGTGTATGGCGTGGCAATCTCATAAACGGTGTTGCTGCCAGTCAGTACCTGTCCGCCGCTTTTGAAAACACGCATGTAAAGATGCCCGAACTCGAGCGCATAGGTCTGCACGGTAGAGAACTGGAACGGGATAAGGCGGCATTTACGGTCAGGATATTTGGCCTCGGCGATAAAGCGCGTGCCGGGACGGTTCTCTATACCGCCATACTGACGCACAATGAAATTACGGCAGCGTCGCAGCGCCACTGAGTACTTTGCCAGGTCAATACGTCCGTAGACGTTTGGAGCAATTTCACCACCGGCAAACGATGGCTGAATCAGGCTATTTGGCATCAGCTCAACCTCGCGCTGGTAAATTCACTCAGTGGCTCTACAGGCTCCTGACTCTCGTTCATTGAACGCGATCCGGCGCTGCGAACGATTTGTGAGTACATGGTCAGGCAGTTCTGAACCAGGTTGGGCGCAGATGCCAGCGGCATGCCAATTTCACTCGCCAACTTCCATGACAACGCGCTGCGGAAAAGCGGATCAAACATATTGGGATCAGTGATGTCGCCGACATAACGAAGCCAGGCATCTTCCTGGTCGGTGTAGATAAGCCGCCCTGTTCCATCATTGTCAGACCCAACCTGATACTCAATGCGGCAACGCTCTGGCGGGTTACGCATGCCGGGAACCAGGATATCCACGATGCGCTGACAGTCAGTCGGGTAGCGATAAGCATACTGCCAGTCTGATGGCGCGCTGCCAGTGTCAGCCAGCGCGACACGCTTGATAGCAAAATTCCAGTCGAAGTCTGCAAGCACCTCAAGGCGGGCAGACTCATAATGCAGGTCACATAACCCGGCCTCTTTGCTTTTCTCACTGAGGCTGTTAATCGTCCGGCTGTTGCCGAGGCGACTCAGTGCGATGTTGCAGATCTCGATAACGGAAGCCATCAGTCATCCTCCGAACCATAAAGGGTTGCTGCGGCTGTTTTTGGTGGGGTTGCATTTGATGCCTCCATACCAAAATCAGTGATCTGCAGGTCGATATGGCTGTGTGATTCACCGCCTTCCGATTCCCGCGTGCTGACGCCGACAATTTTGGCCAGGCCACCAATAGCCATCATGTCACCGACTTTGGGCAGTTCGGCCCCGAGCTTTTTCAGAGCATCGCCGCTCAGCGAAATACGCAGACCCCATGGGTATTCATCGCGGGTTTCAGTTTGTCCGTTCTCACCTTCCACAGACTCGGTACCGGTTTTCATATTGACGACTTTCATTAGACGCTCCTGAAAAGAAAGGGGCCATCCGGCCCCTTATTCATCGCCGGTCAGAGACCGAGTTCGCTGCGTTTCTCTGCAATCTTCTTGCGGAGTGTTTCGGCCTTCACGTTGTGGTGTGGTTTTTCCTGGAAGAGTTGCTCGTACTGCTGCTGAAGTTCTGCCAGATCTTCATCACCTTCACCGTTTCCGCCATTGCCGCCTTCAGGACCGGGCTGGTTACTGTTTCCGCCAGGGACTGGTGGGTTGCCGGTTCCGTTATGGATGATGGTTGTACCGGCTTCACCTTTGCGCTCTGCCTTCGCTTTCGCTGCTTTCGCTGCGTCATTGATTGGCTCCAGAGCGGTACCAGGGATGCCGTCATACTCCACTTCTGAACCTTCTGGCCATAGCTGGTTAGCGATGTGTGAAAGGCGCAGAATGCGGTACTTTGCTTTTTCCTCTGACATTTACGCGCCCCTTAACCAGTGATGCGAGAACGGATCGGATACGGTGAGTTGTTATCCACATCCAGATTAATGCCAGCAGTGAACGCGCCTGCGGTAAGCGGGCCGGTGCCGACAACGTAGTTAACGCGCAGGTAGCGCTGCACGCCCTGCGGTACCTTTTGTGACATGACACGCTTGCCTGAGGTCAGCGCACTCAGCGCCAGATCACCGCTGGTGCTGAGCGTGGTCCAGGTGCTGTTGTCAGGGCTGGTCTGCAGCTGAATGTTGACCGTTGCAGCGCCAGCGGCAGCAGCAGTGGTGTTAACGGTTGCCCAGAACTCGAGCGGATAGCCCACGCCGATATCACGGCGGGTACCGTCGATAGGGCCAAGGTCAATAACATCAGCTGAAGCAGCAGACGCGGTAACCGCCTGCGCTTCGGAGAACATCAACAGTTTGTCGAGGATCATAATTCTCTCTCCATTTAGCGGGGCGTCATTGCCCCGCTGAGTTGGTCAGGGGGTTAGACGACGCGCGCTTCTGTTTCGAGAATCGCATCAGTTTCGCGGATAGGAATTTTGCGGAATGCGGTCCACCATTCGCCTTCTGTTTCCTGAACGCTTAGCGCTAAGGAGTTTTTGTCCAGTGACTGAAGATCCAGTGCCTGACCTACAGTTCTGTTCATGTAGAAGACTGGTTTTCCCATGCCACGGTTAGGAATGCGGTGCAGAGCCTTAACCATCTGGGTAACAATGTTGGCAGCGCTACCAGCCACAGACAGGTCACTCACATCGATATTTGCGATGCGCACCACATAGCGCCAGTCACGCAGAGTAAATCCGTTATCCCACTTATAGTGAGAGCGATAGCCCTGATACTTGCCGCCGTTAGCATCCTGCAGGGTCTGCTCACCCAAATCCTGATGCTGAATACCAGCTTTCTGACCTTTCGGAAAAATACCGTGCGCAGTATTTTCACCCCAGACCACCAGCCAGATAGAGGTGTTATCAGTACCGGTGCCGCCAGCATCAATGATGTTCTGGCCGTTACCTGCAGCTTTACTGGAATAACGCGATGACAGGCCCATGAACTGCTGTGGATTGACGCTGCTATCGCCATAGAACAGCGTCTGCGCCATCTGTTGATTCATCGCCTCAAGAAATGCGCGATCTTCCGAAAGGCGGAAATCGCTCGTGTTGCCGTTCAGATCTGCCAGAGATTTATCGACTTCTGAATATGCCTCAAGCATGCCAATAGAATCGGTGATCTGGACGGTAGTTGATTTACTCTGCTGCACACCGTAGTTGAGCAGACGCCAGGTAGCTGTTGGCAGACCGGTACGCACGGTGGTGCGGTGGCCTGTTGGCAGGTTACCTTCGACAAAAAGCATGTCATCCAGAATAGGGTTAGTCTGTCCCAGCAGCTCAATAATCTTATCGATCTTGCCGTTCCCATCTACGCGCTTACCCCAGTCAGCCAGCGTCAGCGCAGTTAAGCCTTTAACAGCCATATTTTATATCCTCAGTTTTTGCCATACAGAACATCGGCCGCCGAACGCTGGCCTTTCTCATTTGACGTGACCAAGCTGTCTTCCGACATGGCCGCGCCCACCTTTACAAACACACGAATCAACTCGGGATGGTTGCCCATGCCGGTTGTTTCCAGGAACTCACGCAGCTGTGGCGTGGCGAATTTATCCATCGCCTGCTTAGCCCGCGTCAGGTTCCCATCAAATTTGTCACCGCCGATCTCAGCGTCGTCTTTTGCCGCTGTACCCCAGTCTGCTACCTGTTTCTGCCAGGTGTCGGCCTGCTGCTTCATTAGCTGCGGCATCACCTTGCTGCCATACAGATCCACCAGTTTCTGCGCCTGCTCCTGCGACAGGTTCAGTTCACGGGCGATAGGTTCAAACTGGGCAACAGCGTCTTTGTCCAGCTCTGCACCTTCAGGCGCTTTGAACTCATAGGCTTCCGGCGCGCCTTCAGGCTTCTTATCGCCGTCTTTTTTGCCGTCAGGTTTCTCAGCATCAGGCTTTTCGCCTTCACCCTCTGGCTTCTGCTCAGAGTTTTCGCCTTCAGGTTTCGCAGCTCCATCCTGCTGTGACTCCTGAGTACCTTCCTGACCAGCTGCTGATGACTCAGAGCCAGTAGTTGCAGCTGGTGCACCTGCATCGCCACCGTCTACCGGGGGTTCGCTACACAGACGACGCATTAGCAAACGTTCAAAAATATTCATTTATCAGCTTCCTCTCTGGCTTCATTAGCCATTGTCAGATAGAGGTCCGGGCAGTGAGTCATCACCTCGTTGAAGAGGCGGAGACCTTCGCTACGGCGTCCCTCATTAAAATTTGTGGCCGCGTTATCGCCGGTGAATGACAGCGCAAACACACCAGCATTGCTGAGAAGTAACCAGATCAAGCGGCGGCCCTGCTCTGACGACATGACGTGCTTCAGGTCGTCGCGCTGGCGTTCGGCTGCCAGCTTCTGAGTTTGTTCGGCGTCTTTCAGGCGCTGCTCATCGTCAAAATCGGTCATTGCTGCATGCCTCCCGCCAGAGCGCTGAGTGCGTTAGGGCTTTCAAGGTTTGCCTGGCTGAGGTCTTTAGCGCCCGCCACTGCGGCCTGCGCCATCTGCATCTGTTGCTGCTGCTGGATTTGTTCGGCACGCGCCTGGCGAATCTTCTGCACTTCCTCGTCAGGCACGATGACAGACGGAGAAACGCCAATAGAGTCGCCATAGCTGTCGATGATTTTATCGATGTCCAGCTTGTCCAGCGCTTCTGGCTTGGCCTGCGCCATGCCACCCACGAAGCCGACAAAGCGCTCCATGCTGTTTACGCCGATGGACTTCTGCGCCTGGGCCATGACGGAGATATATTCAATGCGCAGCGCGGTACCCTGGAGAACCTCCGGTGCTGGCGGCAGCATGCCTTTACGCTGCATGATGGCGAACGCACGATCAATCAGCGGATCAAGGAACTCATCATTCAGGCGTTCCAGCACCGGACCAAGCATGAGCAGCTTCTCTTCGCGCAGTTCGTTTACCGCTTCCACCGGCATGCTGCGTGTGTTGATGTTCTGGAGCATCAGGAACAGATCAACAAAGTAGGCGCTGCGGATAATGTCGCGGGTGTCCTGGATATCGTTCAGAAGATCAGCGGTGTTCGGGTTAACCATGTACAACGGCTTCAGCCCGTCCTGTCCTGTCAGCTGATCAACGTAGGTGACAGCGCCAGGCAACTGGGAAACGCGCTGAGTTTTCAGTGAAGACGGGCCAACCATCGGCGGGTTAGTCGCTTTGTCAATCAACTGGCTCTTACGCTTCTGCTCGAGCTGCAGTGCCTTAACCTGACCCAGAGCGGTCATGCCAGGGCAGTTGCTGCCGTAGGCATCTTCCCCGTTTACCTCCCAGCGTGGCGCCAGTATGGGGAACTCATCAAAACCGGACTCACGCAGGATCTTGTCATCACCGGCCTTCTCAAAATACACCGACTTATAACGCTTATTTTTGGCGTCAATCTTGCCGGTCTGGCGGTTCAGGTTCGGATAAACGGCATGAATAACGTCATGCCATGTTTCAGTGGTCTGCGTTGCCCACTGCCCTTTAACGGTTTCGCTCACGTTGTCCAGGCCAAACTGCTCCACCAGCTGACGAGTCGTCATGCGGAACTCACGGTAAACCGTGTCCACACTCAGGCGCGCGCTGTTCGACACGTAGTAGCTGCCGATCGGGAATGGATAGGTGCGGATAATGTCCTCGTCATCCTCCAGTATCGCCATGGCGGCGGTGCCGTAGGTGCCGAGCTGCGCATAGACGATAGGCAGTGACTGATAGAGGTTCGATTTGTTTAACACCTCATTCATGCGGCGCTGCAC